ATTCCCGTAACGGTCGCGGATGGTGGACAGCCTCTCCGGCCAGATGGTCACACCATTCACGGTGTCATAGAGCCAGAGTGCCGTCTTGAAGTCCGTCGGCATATTCGTAGGAGTCGGAGAGGTGCCATCAAAGTTGAGGGCTACAGACTTCTCTAGAAAAGGCCAAGGTTCACGAGATTCGATGTCCCACATGGCGTCGTTAATCTTCGCCAATTTACGCTCGGTGCTGGTGTCTTCAAACCCATGGTCAACCAGTTCCGACAGAATCTCGGAAACGTCCATTAATAGTACCGGTTATTCCCGCTACCCCACATCTGCTGCTGAGGTGCCGGAGCCTGTCCATAACCACCGAGAAGCTGCTTAAGGATCTGCGGACTAATAGCAGGCTGTAGGGATGTCGAGCCAGAAAAAGAACTAATAGTCGGGCCCGAATAAGTCTCGGTGCCAGGCATACTCATTTGATCCTGGTCCATGGTGAACTGAGGAGCATTCTGAACGGAGGTATCTACGCCACTACCGAAGCCGGAGTTACCGCCCGGTCCAGCACCACCATATCCACCTAGAAGTTGCGGAAGCGCAAGGGCACGATTACCCTGTCCACCCGCAGCACCGAAGCCCATGCCACGTCCAAAGCCTGCGCCAGAAGGGCGTCCAACCCGGAAGCCTCCACCTGCGCCGCCTTTGCCACGCGCACCAGCCATCTTGGCAATTAGCGCACGCTTGCGCTGCTCAATTGGATCGCCGGGTACAAACATTGTTACCTCCTCGGAGGCTTAGGCTGTGGCCGTGTGCCCCTGATTGGAGCGTCCTTACCGACCCCGCCACGCCCCTTGATATACTTGACCAGTTGGCGCTTTTTACGCCCAACTGCATCGTCCCACTTAGAGGGGGATGGAATGCCAAAAACTTGCTGAGCCATTACTTGTCTCCTGGCATATAGATTTTGACAGGGGCCTTATCGGAACCCATCTTCCTGAAACCCCACTCGACGGACTCAGCCAACTGGCCGTCCGCATCTGAGTGGTCTTGGTTTTTCAACAGGTCATTCTGCCTGTTCCATTCATCCATGATCTCATGACCACGGCGTAGAGCGTCCGACTGATACAGACGCCTCTTGATCTCGTCCGGGCTAGGAATGCGATTCGGGGGAACGAACCCCAGAATGGGCATATCGCCAAACTTGCTGGCGTCCATAGCTCCGGCCTTCAGGTACACACAATACTGCTGCGTCTTCTCGTTGAAGCCAAAGTCTAGATTCTCGTCGTACTCACGAGCCGCTCGACGGGCAGCAATTAGCTCCCTATCACGGTGACCCGGGGGAGTCCAGATTTGAGCGAGTTCGCGCTCCATGTGTCTCCTTTAAGAGTGGGGGGAAAGAGTCGTAAAGACAAGTCAGTGGCGTTGCTAAACAAAGCCTCGCCAACCTAGGATAGGTCCAGCTAAGCCGCTAGCGCCGTTGTCAAATCTCCCTAAACCCTTCCCCCACTTTCGGAATCCTACCCAGGTTTGCACCCCAGGTCGCCATCCAAACTTTAGAGGGGGGCCGTAGCCCCCCTCAGGAATACCCTACAGGTTAGATACCTGCGGGATCGTCCGTCAGTCCATACAGGACTAGCTGCGTGTTACGCCGCTGAGCGCCGAGGTTGCAATACTTCGCAAGCACAGCCTCCCATGCGTCGAAACCAACAACCCACTTAAGGATGTTGCCATCCTCGTCCAGCCAGTTCCAGTCACCGGTATCAAACATCTTCAGGTGCTTCTCGTCAAGGAAAAAGACCTTGCCGAACGGAGCCTGACGATCTGCGATAAACGGCTGACCGAAATAGTCCAGAGCCTTGAATCCACCGTGGAGCGTCATCGGCTCCACATAGCGGACCTGGGGCTGTAGGAGGTTGAACAGCGCACGCTGAATGCCCGGGCTGGAAATCATAGCGGAGGTATCTCCACCAGAGACCGTAACCGTGTTAACGGCCTGGGTCATGAGGTCCAGCGTAAGGGAACCAGCAGCGTTGATGCGCTGATTGTCCCACCAGCCGTTACCAGCCGCAGAAGCGTCAATACCACCGAAGGTATTGGCAGCGGTCGGAACGACCTTGCTAAGCCCATCAATCTCATACGAGACCGAGGACGCAGCAGCGTTACCCTGCCGAAAGATGAAGTCCGTACCAGAGGTCATCGTCACCGCAGCACCATCAATGGTGATCTGCGCGGCAGCAACGTTGACATCGGAGACTCCACGATCAGCAAAACGCGTGGTCGGAGCAGCTAGGGTACCGCCGTCAATCTGCATACCAATATAGATTTCACCCTTACGAAGCGGCTCAGCCGTATTGGTACCGCCACCCGCGAGGGGGCGAATATCCAGAATGTTAGCAGCAGCGGCCGACGCAGAGCTAATCCGCGCCGTACCATCCCCGTACAACTGACGGGCCATATCCATCTTGAGGTCGTTTCTCATACCATTGATTTCGCCCTCTAGCACCTTAAGGAAGGCACCAGCCTGGGTAGCCGTCTTCACGCGGCCGAGTCCAGTAATACGAACGCGCCCATAGAGCGCCTTAATATCATAGACCGGCTTAGCATAAAGCTGAGCACCCGGGTTAGCGAACTGCACATTCTCGCCACGTGCGAACACGCCAGCGGAACGCTGCTTATGGACAGAGAGGACAACCTGGTTACCCGAGAAATCCTGGGACTCGCGGCCGATGCGCTGAGGAATCAGCACTTCGTTGTTTAGCTGCTCCACGACGGAGCCAAGATAAACGTCCTTGAGGACACCAGAAAGAGTCGAGGCAACAGATGCGCCAACAAAGGCCATCAGTTTCTCCTCTTATCGAATCTTACAAACAGGTCCTAGAGAGAAGTGGTTAACCGAGATTGGCTCTGATGATCTCCATAGCAGCCGCCCTGGTCGCTTCCTCGCCCTGAGGAGCCTGGTGAGGCACGTTAGCGCCTCCCGTGGGCAACGGGGCCGGGGTATTGACCGAAGACTTGCTACTTAGATAACGAGCGAGGATCTGATCCTGCACGGCCTGGTACTGCGAAGAAGCGGCCATAAGGTCGCCATTCGTAGCAAAGCCCAAGTCGATAACAGCCTGCATGTCCTGCTCAGTCCAATCTGGATGCTGACTCTGAATAACAGAAATCTGCCGGTCCAGGTGGGCTGACAGGTTCGCTGTCTGCCACTCGTCTTCCATCTGTTCACGCCATTGCTCAATCTCAGCAATCTTCTCTGCGTAGGGATCAGGCTCCACGGCCTGTCCGTACTCGTCGTACGTTTCCTCATACTCCTGAGCTTGGAGGTAGCCCTGCTGCTCTAGCTGAGCTTGTAGAGTCTGGTACGCCTGTACGGCGAACTGTGGATCTGAATTAAGCGCCTGGATAAACTGCATAGCCTGCTCAGCTTCCTGCGCTTGTGCAGCAGCCGCCTGAGTCTTGCGAGTGTAATCAGCCTGCATCTCCCGTTCCCGGGCGCGGATGAAAACCTGTGCTTCCTCAGGTAGACCACTAATGTCGATACTATTCGAAGCAGGCTCGGCCTGCTGACTCGGTTCGACAGGTGCCGTCTCTGGCGCTACCGGGGCCCCCGTAGGTGCTGCCGGTGCTTCAGGCTGGTTCCCTTCCTCAGCGGGTAGCTGTGACTGGAATGCCTCCAAAGCTGCATCATAATTACTCAACGTTTTCCTCCTCCGCCTCTGTGAGTGCCCTATACGTCGTATGGGCTGGTTCCTCAAAGGCTTCGATTTCTGCTGCCCGTGTCCGGGCCGCGTCTAGCATACCTCCTACCAAACCGGAGAACAGTTCCCGCAGTTCTTCAACCGGGGGAAGTGCGAGTGTGTGCTCCACCTTGCGGGTCTCCGTGATAGCCTCGTATGCACGGATCTTGTCCGAGAGGACGCCAATGCCGGTTACAAGCTGAGGAATGGTGGCACGGTCTCCCGCGTCCAGCACAGCCTCTAGCTTCTGCAACAGCTTACCTCGGATTCGGACAGCATCGGATACGAAGTCGGAGGCCACGAGTTCTACCTCAGCGTTAACCGCCTCTGGCACCCCGTTAGCCTCCCACTCCATTTTCCAACGTCGAACGGCTGACGAGTCAATGCCCGTATTTCTAGCCGTACGCTTTACGTTACCTTCATTCACAGTGAGTTCCGCGTAGACGATAGCCTTATCGCGGTCAGTATAGGTCCGGCGCATTACTTACCACCGGCCTTCGGCTTAGGCTTGGTGAAGTCACTCTGTGCGAGCTTCTTCTCGGCCAACGCCGCCTTAGCGGCTGCTTCTCTCTCCTTGTGCTCCTGAAGGCCAGCATCAGAGCCCGATTTCTGGTCGTGCTGCTGCTGACGCTGATCGTTCTGTTGAGCGATGGTACCGGATCGCATGGCGGCATCTGCCAGCTTGACCTGAATTTCCTGGGCCTTAAGCTGCATGTCCATTGACGAAAGCGGGTCATTGCCTGCCTCGTCCTGGTCCACCTTGTCGATACTGTCGGTAACCCATGTCTCAAGCGGCGGCTCCGACATATCCTCTGCGGTAACGTCGATACCTGCGCGTTCCAGGATCTTCGCCGTAGAGGTCGGCCCGGCGGTGCTCTTGATCTGCAACGTCGGTGTAACCGGCTTGAATTCGATGGGCTTAGGCATCGCTGCCATTGCTTCCTGAGTCATCGTGAAGTGCGTGAGGAACGTCTGCTTCTGTTCCATCGGCAACGACTCGAACTCAGGGGATTTCATGAACAGGGAATGCACGTCCATATGCGTTTGAAGATTCTCGAAGGGCTGTGGTCGGAGCGACTCCTGCTGGATGTACTGCTCCGCTGCCTCCGGGTCAGTGATCGGCTCCCCTTCGGGTCCAATCGGCTGCTGACTTTCAATCTGCATCTGGGCGTTCTGCATAGCCACCACATTAAGGGGCTGCCCTGATAGGATTCGATCATGCTCGCGGTACGCCTGATCTTCGTCTGCCTGGAACATCATAGACAGACCCTCAAGGTCCGCGATATCGAGATACTTATATGCCTGCTGTGGCTGTAGAACACCGCGATCCACATAGTCGAGGATACGCTGCTGCCTACCCGCACGCGTACGTGGGAGGGCGGAACCAGTCTCCACATGGATCGAAACCCCACCCTTGAGGTCAGCCTGCGAAAAGCGTCGGGCCTTGGTAGCGCCGCCCGATCCGTATACCTTGAGAAGACGTGGCTCTTTGTAGTATTCCTGTGCCAGATTCAGCATGAGCTCACCAGATCGGCCTAGTGCCCGTTCCAGGAGTAGAATCCTGGGGGCTAGCCTATCGGTAGCCATTTCTTGGAGGAGATCAATGGCGATCCCTGCCTCCACGTTCGGTGGGGGTGTCCCCTCAGTGATATCGACAATACCAAACGCCTGTCTAATATCGTCTCTGAGGTTCTTGAGATGCTCAAACACGTAGGGCGGCATACTTGGTAGCTGCTCGACCTCCGGCTTGTGGTCTCCAATGATGTTGTACTCGTAAACAGCGCCGGGTTCAGACGTGAGACGAACACCCGTAAGGGAGCCAGTCGGGGCCCATACCCGGGGCTTGAGAGTAAGGTTCTTATATTCCACGATCTGCGAAATGGTCTTGTTGAGGTCCTTCTGGATCGGTATGGCACCTTCAACGTCTCCCATGTCGTAGACCTGGCCCGGAACACGAATGCCCGGAAACTTGACCAGCGGCAGTTTGTCGGTGGGGTAGGGCCATGCCTCATCTTCCAAGACATGCTCGTCTACCCAGGTGACCATGCGGCCGTTGGGGATGGTGGGCTGAGGTAGGAAGTAACCGACGTTGACGCCCTTGACAGAGGGCTCGGTCGAGTTGAGTGCGGAGCCTGGCATGGTGGAGCCGACATCGTTCCCCGAGGGGATACCGTCAGCTTTCACGTCCTTGCCCCACTTCTTCTTGATCTCAGCGGGGGTCATATTGTGGACACAGATGACGTACTTGGCCTCGTCAAAGACCTTCGCCGATTCGTCCACATACACATCAAACGGGGAGAGAACCTCCACCTTGATGTCCCCCATGTACACAACCTTCTCCTGCGGCTGGATGCCTTCGTTGGCAAGCTCCGCTCGGAATAGGTCTTCCATGGCACCTTCGGTTACCGGATTGCCGTCGGGGTCGAGTAGGAAGCGCATCTGCTTGCCTGCGTCCTTGTCCCAGGTGACCTTCCAATAGCCCTGCCCGGTGATAACACACCATAGGAGTGCTTCCGCCAGTTTATCGTCCAAGCTAAAGTCGCTCCACCAATGCTCTAGCAGCTTGTCGGCTAGCTGAGCGGCCTTGATATCCGCGTCAGAACCGGACGTAGCTGTGGCATGGGTGACAGGCTTAGTCTTGGTCAGCTTCGCCAGAAGCGCGTGGGCTCCCGGGCTGATCTGATTGTTAACGATCCGCACCCGGTAGCGAGGCTTTTCGCCATCCTCCACCGGTAGGGATTCCAACCGCTTAAGGGATTTGTTGTAGTACGTGTACTGCTTTCCCTTATAGAAGGCAAGACTCAACTTCCACTGAGCCTCAAGATATTGGCGTCCACGCTTCAGGCTGTCCAGCTTTTCGTTTAGGTCTGAGGCAGACTTAAGACTACCAACGTCCTTAGTCTGACCAGCAGCCTGGTCTGAATCAGCCATTCATTCTCCTAATATAGACTTACGTCTTCTAGACCATCATCCACGAGAATGGTCTCATTATCAAACTGAAGTGAGCGGAGCATCTCCTCGGCCTCACTAAGGCTAATCATCTCTGTATCCCTCATGTGCCTGATGTCTTCCTCAGACTCGCTCATAAAGAGAGGAGTGTTACTGCGCGTAGGGACTGGTTGTGAGGCTAGCTCCCGATTGTGAGTCAGTACCCTGTCCAAGTCCTCCTGCAACGCCTGCTTCGACACCCGCAAGAACTGGTTTTCCGCCTTCAGGGCTGCGCCCCTTAGCTTTTCGACCCTTAGTTCCCGCATCGCCTGATCGTAGTGATCCTCCATCACTCGGAGTTTCGCTGTTAGACCGAACACTTGTGTCCTCCATTAGAGCCGTGGGATTCTCAGCAAGATGCCTCAAATCGTTGAACAGAACGTCGATGCGCTGCTTGAGGCCCCGAAGGACCATTTGCGCCTGTAGTTCGGCGTTCTCTGCTCGCTCGACGGTTGCCCTGTCAGCGAGGTCAAAGTGGACCAACATCGAGTTGATGCACTTCTCGCAGACGTAGCGCCGTCCCTGTAGGTTATAGGGGTGGCCGTCGAAGTAACGCTCGGTGTCGATAACCTTGGTACCGTGATCCGGTGTGGTTTCGCAAAGGAAGCAGAGATTTGGTCTCTCTAGCTTCCCACCATAAGTCAGTTTCATTACCATTCCTCTCCAAGATGCTCGTCCAACACATACCGTTCCCGCCTCTTTGAGGACGCTTTGGCTGCCAAATCGTTCCACATGCTAGCAGTAGTCGCCGCTCCATCGAGGAGGGGTGCATCGTCGGGCTTCTGCTGGCTCGGGAGGACAACCCCCGCAATGCGGAGAGCCATCTCAACTGAGTCCAAACAGTCATCCATGGGGTTCTTTTTTAGTGAGTCGTAGTCCACCCACTCGTTGATGAAATCAACCTGATCCCGGCTAATCTTTATCCGCCCTGTGCGGAAGAAGGGGGACATCGCTAGGATGCGCCCTGCCTTTTTACCGGGGGCCCAGAGGGGAACTACCGGAGGTAGACCCTCAAGACGTTGTACCTGCTGCACAAGTGCTAGCTGGTACGCTACTTTCTCAATTCCAATCCCGAAGGGACTGTACTTCTGATACCACTGGTTGATCTTGTCTACCTGCTCCGGGAAGGGGATTCTCCCCGCCCATTGGTCCACAAGATAGGCTTGGCGTCTATCGGGTGTGACCCCAACTGCGCTGATTGCAAACCGGTCAGCGGTGTCCGCAAGGGAGATAGCCGGGTCCACAGCAACGTACATGGTGAGAGTGTCCCGTACCCGCTCCAACTCGTCAAAGTCATAGTAGTGTAGCCATTCTCCCGCGAGTTCCTTTCCTGCCATAGCATCGAAGGATGCCATGAACTCTTGCTTGAACTTGAAGGGATGGTACTCCTCCGCCAGCCGCATCCACTCCTCTGTGGAGTAATATGGGCTGTCAATTGACCAGTATTCCACTCGCCCGTGCATAGGGGATGCCATCGCCTTATCGGACCAGAAGTAGTTGTAAAACCAGTTCTTGCCGTCCGGGGTGGTCGTCGTGAGCAATAGTCCGAGGGTCTGGGTAAGCGACGGGGAGCTAACGTCCCACGCTTCCTCGTTCACGATAAAGGCCGACTCGTCCATCCATAGGATGTCTACACCAGCACCACGGAGTTTCTGAGGGTTATCCGCCGTCTTGAACAGCAGGAAGGACCCGTTGGCGAACTCGATCCACTGGTGGCCTCGGTTCTCCTTGTAATCCACGCCCTCCTGCATCCCTGCACTAGCCAAAACCTCACGTATGGCGAGTTTAGCGGGTAGACCCATCGTGTAGTCCTGTGCTAGAACCCAGATAACAAGGGGCCTACGAGCCTTCGTCCCATGTAGATCCTGGTGGAATACCTCCGGGTGAAGGGCGTAAAACACCGTTTCCCACGCTGCTGAGAGGGTTTTCCCTCCTCGCCTGCCTGCAACCAGGTGGCGGAAGCGCGTTAGTCGGTTATTCTCTGGATTCGTGTTCGTGTGGAACAAGAACTGCCAGTAATGCGGGTGGTAGCCGTTTTGGGCAAACCACAAAAACTTCTGGGGATATCGGGCCAGAAGGTCTACAACATCCCCATCAGTGAGGGTAACGCCGTTTTTCCTGTGGAAATCGGGCATCTGCCCTCCTTTTTGTTTAGCCGATGCCGCTACAAAGCACGATGCAACGACAGCGCATACCCGACAAGTTCGTCGCATCTGCAATTGCCGTTAGGCCGGTGGCGGACGCCGCCGTACCATATGCGAGCAGCTTCTTGGTAACCGAGTCCCATGCAACCACCGGCGAGTTAACACCAGCGGCAGCATTCGGCTGAGGAATAACCGCTAGCAGTTCCCCTTTTGCACTAGGGATCTGAGCGGTATCAAAGGCTTCCCCTGCGGCCGTCCAGTTCGCACCTGCGGATAGCTGGACATCAACAATTAGAAGCCTCAGACCACCAATTTCCTGGTGGCTGATCGTGTTAACCGCGCCGAGAGCCATTACTTCGTGATAACTAGTAGGCGAACCCTGTCCGCAGCAGCCGAGAGATCCGAACCGTTTGCAATCTCAACATCGGTTGCAGCCGCAAGGAACATCAGCTTACCAGTCGAAGGTAGCCAAACTGGTCGCCTAAGAGCGGTTCCGCTACCGACATGAAACACGCCGAGAACGGTACCCGTCTGGTTAACCTGAGCGGCACCAAAGGTCTCTCCACCGGTCGTATAGTTCGCACCAGACGAACCGTTGACATCAGCGATTGTGACACGCACATCGCCGAAGACGGACCTTTTAACCGCTGTAACTGTACCTAGAGCCATTATTCGTTCCTTCCCTTAAGTGAGGCACCTCGGGTGGAGGTTGGTCTAGCTTTCCTCTTTGACTTTATATCGCTTGAGAAACTTCTCTAGCGAGGAGCGATTCTCATTGATCGCTTTGGCGTTGCATTCGTGAGGCGAGGAAGGGTTGTAGTATCTCCCACACTCACTACACCACTTGATATCATCTGGTTTTTGGAGATGAGAGGACATTCCTATCCTTGCTTCGACGACTTTTCTGCCGATCCCTTTACAAACTTTGACGTTCAGAAAGGAAAAAGTGGGCCCTTTGATCGACCCACACCCGGTCATTAGTACAGAGCTACCAGAGCGGTAGCTGAAGTACCAGTAGACTTAATGTGGGTTGCTCGCACATAGATTGTGGAACCCACCGGGGGTGCTGTAAATAGGGTCGTCTGACCCCCCGCCGTGATAACCGTCACGTTACCCGCCCCACCGACATAGATGCCGGAGATTAGCAGCGGATTCAGCGCCGTGCCGATCACAGGGTTGGTATCATGCGGAGTAACGGCTACAGCGTTCTGGAAACTAGCTGGAAGCATAATACTCCTTACTTTCTACTGTGGTGATAGATGTGTTTATCGGGGAACCAGTCAGAGGAACCGGGTGCCGGTGGGATTACCGTCGGCGAACCCATCGCTCTGGTGTGGATCAGACCCCCAGGAAACACAACAACCTTCATTGTGGGAGTCCCTATGCCTCTGGTGTGTACCAATCCCGTAGGATGGAGCGTTATATGGAGCGTAGGGGCTCCAATGCCCCTGGTGTGGACCAGTCCTGCCGGACTGACTACATTGCCCGTAGAGACGGTTACAGCCCCCATAGCGCGTGTATGAGTGAGACCCACCGGAAAGACGGTCACCTTGAGGGTGATTGTGCCTATTCCACGCGTATGAACCAGGCTTGCTGGCCTCACCTGCGGTGAAACCTTAGGGGCCCCAATACCACGTGTGTGGACCAAACCTGCGGGAAATACCTTCACATGGACGGTTATCGCCCCTTGTCCCCTCGTATGTACGATGGAAGCGGGGGATACAGTGGTGCCGCCTGCTACGGTAATGAACCTGATTAGCAGGCTCATCGCTTACTCCTCAGTGAATTCGATGTCCACCGACAGGGTAACCGCTGTGGCAGGAGCCGTCGCCCACTGTAGAGACACGCCCTGGGTAACACCACGAAGTACAATACCTCGGGTCTCCGGCATGTCTCCGAAGTCAAAAACGAAGTCTCTTGGGAGTCCGGCTGCGGCTGCTGTGGTCGCCTGACCAAGGATACGAGCGGCTGCAAGGTCACCAACTTTGGTACCAGCCGTCGGGGCAGCGGTGTAATACTTGCCGGTAGCTGTTGCAGCGGCGAATGCGGAGTCCACAGGTACCATAGTGAGGGCGGTAGATGTACCGCCGGTAGCGGCTGTAGAGTGCTTTACCACACGGAGATCAAGGTACTGAACGGCAGTAAGAGTCATACCTGAGACAGCAATACGCTTGATGGTGATAGTCTTGGTACCGGACCCTTCAATCAGAAAGTGAGGTACATCTGCGGTAACGGCGGCTACATAAGGGTCGATGGTGGCAGCACGGTAGGTCTGCTTCTCCCCGTTGTATGAACCGTCCACATTGTACATGGTGACCCGCATAGCCTTTGAAGTGGGGTCGATAGTTGCGAGGTCAGACGATGCGCCTGATTTTAGTTCAATGCTCATGTCTCACCTCCTAGTTCCATACCCATGCAATTTTGAACAGCCCGTGAAGGCGAGAGCCGGGTGAAGTTGAAATGCCGTATATGGTGAATCCGGTGCCAGCAGCGATGGTTCCTGCCATAATCCGAATTTCCTCGATTTTTACTTCGTCTAGAGACCTATCTGCGGTCGCTTCATGACGAACCCAGGCTTCCACAAGGGAGCCGGAAACAATGCCTGCTTGGCCTGTTACAGCTACAGATGCCTCATCTGAGCCTGGATGGGCTCCAAAGTTGAGGTCTGCCGTCCCTTGGGCTCCCATTAGATACGCGCAATCTTGTCTGCGCCGTTATCCCATCCGATGGTGACATCGCCACCTAGGGTGACAGGCATACCTGTAACAGAGTCCCACCAGAATAGGGGGAGGGAGTCCGCATCGACTGTAACGAACCTATAGACGATGATAGCCTCACATTGGTCCCCTGCGGTGCCCACCAGAACTGCGTCCGATGCGTCCACCACTCCATCGACAGCGGCGTCAATGAGGGTGAGGTTCACCACTTCTTCCCGGGAAGCGGCAGCCACGTCGTCCATAAAGTCGTGGGTGGCAAGGTTGACCGTGTAATCGGCTGTATCGACTAGTGCTGCCCGGATTGTGGAGCCACCAGCCGCCTTCCAAAGGACGTTACCAAGGGCAAAGTTCTTGATCCCATGCTGATATGGGCCGTTAGCCATTTTGCCCTCCCAACCCTATATTTGTGATCTCTGAGAGGAATTGTTCTCTCTCTGCGTCTGAAACCGGCTTTACTTTGCCCTTTGTGATCTCAACGTAGCCTTTAGCCTCAAACTCACGGGCTTTGTCCTCGCTGATGTAGTAAAGGGTGTAAGCCTTCATGGAGTAACGTGTCTTGGTTGCATAGTCCGCCCATCCAGCAATGTCGCGCAAAGCTCGAACCTGGATCTGGGGCTTAAACACGTGATTGATGGGTGCGAAGGTGACAGGGGTGACCTCCTTTGCCTTCTGCTTGCGGATCTTACGCACTTTTGTCCTTTCGGTCCATTTCCCATGCGTACAGCGGGGAGCGGATTCGCTTCATTTCTTCGTCAATATCCCGTTGTAACGCTTGTTTCGGCCGTTTCGCTTGGGTAACTCGGGGTGAACCCCACTTTACCTCACGCTTGCGGTACGTTCTAGACACGTTTTCTCCTAAAATATGGGTCAAAGCCCTCCCAATGACCTGTTTCCCCGGGGATAGCCCCGTCAAACCAGTCTTGAG